ACTGTAATGGTATCAGCATTTTTCATTGCTAGATCTAATATCGCCCTATCCGTTTTGTTCATCTTCTTTGTTGCCTCTAGCCAGGGCAGGGCTGTGTTAGTGTCTTTTAATAATTGCTGGTTTAAAGCGTACTCATGTTTCCGCATCCGTCTTTTTAACTTTGGATTTACTATCGCAAGCCTTGTACTAATAGGAGTTAGAAGTTTTGATATTACACCAACTTGTGCAGCTTTTATCTCTTTCTGCCTTGCAACAACATCTTTCAGCTTAACATGCTTCTTGCCCTTCTTTATGTTCTTATATATATCATCCAGCCTATGCACTCTTGCCTCTGCGAAAAACTCAGGCTCCATAGCATCCTTCTCTGCCTGGCTCAGTCCCTTTTTCTTCTTACCAAGTTTAATGAATCCAGCCTGCTTCCCATGCCATGCCTTGATTGCTTCCCATACCTTCCTGAACCAATCCTGAACTTTCTCGGTAAATCGCTTAGTTCCCTCAGCATATTCTTTAAATCTTGTACCAAATTTTTCTTTAGTTATCCCTAGCTTCTGCCCCTGGATCATCAGCTTTAGTGGCAGATCTTTATAAACAAAATTTCCAGTTTTAATCAGTCCATCATATACTAGCTTCATGTTCTGTGGTGTAAATCCCAGGAATCCTAATTCTACGTCTGCCGTTTTTAGATCTGGATAGTCCTTTAATACTTCTGCTGGTACTGGTTTGCCTTCGGATAGTGCTTTTTTAACATAGGCTTTATGCACACTTTTATATTCTTCAATTCTTTTAGTCCAATCTTTGTATTCAGGCGGTGTCATTCTGTCTAAATTCCGCATAATTCCTACCCAATCTTCTTGAGTGTTCTTTATAACTTCTGCCATGTTCCACCGTTCAAAGTCTATGGGTTTTACTGCTGCCTTTTCTTTGCTAGGTAATTTTGCGCCTTCTTCAACTGGCTTAACCTCAGCTTCGGTGGCAGCTTTTGCAAGCTGTTCTTGATCTTTTGCAAGTCTAGTTTCTTCATTGATTTGCTCCTCTAAAAATTTATCAAATTCCTCTAGGGCTTTACCTTCGTTTTCATCAATAGCCTCAATCCAATCCTTTTCAAACTGCTCAGCATCAGCAATAACCTGTTTGATTTTCGCCAGCGATTCACTTCTTGTTACCGGATTATCAAGACCTTTCACGCCCAATACATCTTCTGCCATTGTTCTTAATTTGCTTTTGTACCTTCCCTGTGCAATCGCAATAGCCCTGGAACCAACCGTACCCTTAAATATGCCACCATGCAGGTTATCAATTTCTTCCTCATTAAACAATTTTCCAGATTCATCTAATAATAATTGATCAAATTCTGCTGACTGTTTCTCGGCTATCTTTGTTTCTTCTGGTGTTAGATCCTTAAATGCATCCCTGTAATCCCTTAATCCCTTGATTTGTGCTGGCACTTCCAACTCACTTTGATACATCTTGTACTTGCCCTCAATCATCACCTTATTATTAGGCAGTACAGCAGTAACCTTACCAATTTGATCCTTCTTGAATTTTTCAGGTCTAAATGAAACTTTATCACCTACTACAAACGGTTTATGTTTGGAAGGTCGGGCTGCTGCCTTCGATTTTGCTAAGCTAATCTCAGTGGGGGTTTTTGATGAGGGGGGTGCAGCAGCCTCAACCTTCTCAGGTTTTATAAAAATAGATTTGTCAAATACAAATACAGAATTTGGTTGGTCTTTCCCTTCATCTACTAATATTGCCTTATATCCAGCCTCTTTCGCAAATAATATAGCACCGTCAATTTGTTTCTCATTTCCAGCGAAGGGTAGTTTTTCAGATTCATATACTTCCGATATATCAATCTTCTCCTCTATTACCTGTTCATAACTACCTGCTCTTGTAAATACTTTTGCAAATGCCTTGTCTATTGAATAATAATTACCAGTATCAGTGCCAGGACCTTCACCACGATACACTGTGATTTCACCCTTTGTTGGTTCGGATCTTAACTCAGGCTTTTCAACAACCTCTTTTTTAGCAGCAGCCATTTCAGATTTAATTCTATCTGATGCTTCTTTGAGTGTTTCACCTGGTTTGCCTTCAATCTTTTTAGCTTCCGCTTTTTCACCTGGTTTATCCGGTTCCAGATCCAGCTCAGGTATTGGCTTTTTACCTAGTACATCAATTCCCTCATGCACTGGTTTCCCCATAGCACGATTAACAATTCCCCTGATTTTAGATCTTAACGGTACTGGTATTGATTCATTTCTAAATATTTCCTGCAATTTATCTTTGGATAAACTTTTAATAAAATCAACATCACTCTTTTCAGCTAGTTCAGGCTGATTAAATACATCCCTCAATGATTTGATTTCTGCCTTAGACAATGCTAGATCTGTTGGTTTTTCTAATCCTACTGACCTACGCATATTCTCATAATACTGGCTGCGCCTTATTTGACCTCTACCACCTGTAAGTGCTAACCCTCCACCTATCATAGCACTTGCCACTACCTCAGACAAATCACCCTTTTGTGCTACTGTCATACCAGCAAATATTGCTGCACCACCTGCAATTCTTTCTGCTGTTGGCATAAAGCTAGTTGCCTTTAATGCTGTGTGAAGTGCTACACCCTTAGCTGCACCCTTTGCAATACCACCAAGCGCACTTTCACCTTTCTCAATTGCCTCAGCTCCACCATGAAGTCCTGTCCATATAGGCAATCCCCACTGTCCTAGTGCAATTATCATTGGCAGGTCTATCGCCAACGCACCTGCACCCTCCCAAAATGCTCTAGCAATCTCAGCAATAAATCCGTCTGCTGGATCTATACCCTTCGACCTATACAATTCATAATTTTGAATATATAGTTTTGCCATATCCTCAAACAAACCACCTTCAACGCCTAGCTTCTTTTCCACGCCTGTCATTTTTTCCAAGTGTTTTGCATACTGTTGTAAGGCATTAAACTGCCCTGCTGTTGATCCCTGTGCACCTGCCATAAATGAATAATATGGTTCAGCAAATCCTTTGTTGAAAAATGTTTTGAAAACCCCAGGTGCTTCCTTTGGATAGTTTGGTGATAATTCTTCAAACCTACCCTCTATAATAGCATCAACATCATTGGTAGGTTTTTCTTCCGGTTCTATCCCCTTCATCTGATTAACAACTGCAACTGCGTCTGGATGTGCGCCCTCTGCAAGTGTAGGAATACTAGGATTTTCCTGCTCCCAAGCATAGATCATATCAGCAAGATTACCCTGCTTCGCTTCCCAATCCTCAATTTGCTGAGCTAGTGATTTCCCCTGCTGTCCACCGCCACCACCTGCGCCCTCCTCAGCTAAATCACCAGATTCTTGTCTATTCGTATTATATTTCTTTATGTCCTTTACAAATTGTTCCCAGGGAATATTTGCTTTTGCTGCTCCCTTTATAAATTCAGCCACTTCATCATTACCCCAAGCCTTATTAACAAGGTCTGGATTCTTTATATAATCAGTATAATTCTTCTTTGCATTTTCAACATTAGGACCTTCTTCCCATCTTCCACCCTGCCTATCTGCTTCAATTCTATGAAACATCCTACCGCCATCAGCAGTATCAAACGCATAAAACTTTGTAGTCCCACCACCACGCAATTTTCTAACATCAGGCTTAACATTAAAATTAAACCAACCTTGCCTGCCACTAACTGTAACTAACTTACTTCTTCCAGATTTCTTTGGTTCAACAATATTCCTTTTCAAAGTTTTCTTTAAAACTTCTTCTTCCTCAATCATTTGAGCTAGTGATTTAACTGGATCTGACATCAATAAGTTGGTCCTATGAATCCAAATTCTGCTGGATCTAAACCTCTTGCCCTCATGTCCTGAACAATTTGTCCCACTGACATTCCACCTTTGCGCTTCTCTAAATAGTATTTAACATGATCTTCATGTGTCTTGCCAATTTCTTTCTGATTGATCTTACCAATTGCCCTCTCTGCCTTGCGCCTTTTTACTTTACGAAGTTTATTAACCAACATTAACTGTCCATATTCCTCAGATCCTTCTACTACTTCATATCCTTTTTCATTAAGCCATACTTGTTTAGTACCAGTAATCTTCCCCTCAGCATCCTTTACCTCTACCTCACCCCTTACCATTAATGGCGCACTTTCTTCAATTATCTTAGCATGATCATCAATCGTTTTTGGCTTCTTTACTTCCGTTTTCTTTGATAATACATGTTCAGGAAATCCAAACTCCGATGAATCTGCCCTTGTTGCTGTCCCTTCTTCTATTTTATCCAATATACCCATTTTCCTTTTAGATTGTTGCTCAATCAATTGTTCTTTTGCAGTCATTTCTTCTTCGGGCTTTTTCTTTTCAAAGCCCTTCAATCCTAATACTCTTGCAATTGTTGAATCAGTAGGTGTTAATGTTACACCTGCTGCAATTTTCTTCAATAGTTCATTCTTATAATCTGGATCTACCTTCTCACCCTTTTGTAATCTCAGCACCCTCTCCATAAGAGTTTCTTGTTTGGCATCAACTTTTTGTATAGGCTCTGACATATCAACCTCCTGCCTTTGCTGCCTGATCCCACAACTTGAGCTGTTTATAAAAGTCTAACAATTCCTCTGGTGATAGAGCTTTAAGAAAGATTGACATTTGATCATCATTCATAGCACTAAAATCGGCAGCAGTTGCATCACCCCAGGGTTTTTTCCCTTCACTACCACCACCAGGTAACATACTAGCATAACCTAGTGCCTGTGTAAAACCACCTTGTTTTGCCTGCCATTTCAATAACTGATTTTGATAATCCTGGGTAGTTTGGCTCATACCTATCTGTCCAAGCTGTGTTGTTGCTGTTGCTTTAGACCGTTCATTCTCTATGGCTATTTGCCTTGCAATGTTGGCTATCACTTGTATTTGCTGCCTATCTATACCCTTCGTTGCCATTTGTGCTATCATAGAATTTTCAAGTCCCTGGGCTGTAATATCGCTGCGGATCTCTCCCCTGCGCCTGCCTGCCACGCTTTCAGTTGCACCATACGCCTGAGATACCATTTGCTGTTGCGTACCTGGTGAATAAACCCCTTGCTTCTCCTGCAACCTCAGTGATTCAATATATTCCTTCTCCAACCTGGATCTCTTTATTTTGGGTGGCTGTCCCCACCATCCAGCAGATTTTCCAATCCCATGAACAAGTCCAAGTCCTGCTATTATTGTACTTAGTACAGCCATTTTATTTGACCTCCCTTCCTAAAAATACAATTAATTTTCCCTTCTTATCTCTGTAATAAAGCCTTACTTCATCAATTCTTGGTGAATCCGGGCTTTCTGTAAATGCCCCTACCCTGGCAATAGCAAACTGCCCTTTCTTTAAATCTTTTTTAATAACCGTTCTGTTAAGCTCTCTTACAATATATGTCTTATTCATAATTTACTCCGGTGGTTCTGGTATTAATTTAAGTGATTTTAGATCAGTATAATCTTCAAATTGTATTAAACCCTCTTGATATGGTATGCTTAAATATGGAAATAAAAATCCATTGACAACCGTTACCTTACCATCTTCATCTGCTAAATAAGCAATAAAAGTTCGCTTATGGGTAACTACTACGCTGTCAGGAATTATATTACCTTCATCATCCATACCTTGATTGTAAAATGTTGATATTAACCTGTCAAATTGCTCAAGCATGATAGGTAATTTTGGTGTAACTGGTTGAAAGTCCTGTGAGAATCCAAAAGTTATTATTAGTATTATAATTATATTTCTCATTTTTTATCCTTTAACTTGATGTCTTAAAAGCACATTTAAATTGAAGCCTATCCCCTGCTTGTAAAATAGTTGTCCAATCAAGGGCAACATTTGATCCCCAAGGTCTTATACCGAATTGTATTCCGCCATTACTTCTAGTTGCTGATAAATAGTAAGCATCTGTTGTTGAAGAATTATTTAGATTATGTACGTCTATAGTTGGCTGAGCAGTACCAATAACGGTTTCAGTAGGGCTTACTATTAATTGTTTTCCATTGGCACTTAATGTCCAAGAACCTTCTGAGCCTTCTTTTGCAAGGTCTGTTCCATCAGTTGTAGTGGCTGGATTATATTCATTTCCTGCAACATTTACATCAATACAAGTAAGATCAGTTCCGGGTGTAGTTCCTGGTGAAATTCTAAATGACATTACTCGATCTACACTTCTGCCAGTAGCATATCCTTCAATTACATAATTAGAAGTATTGGCTAAAATATCTCCACTTGAAGTAATCGCGCCAGCGTTCCATACGCCTGTGCCAATAGTACCAACTGTTACAAGATTTCCGCTTCCTGTATATGCTGCTAACTGTGCAGCCGTATAAGTAACTACCGTACTCTCAGTAGGAACGGCATCATCACTGTTTCCTGTCATGGCATCATCTACTGAAAATTCATTAATAGTAGCACCAACATCAAAAGTAAGGCTTTTCGCAAGGAAATCTTTTCCAGAATAATCTATCTCATTAGCGGAGCCAGCCCCACCTTTGGTTTGCGGATAAACCAAACCTATAAAAAGGATTAATAAAAATATTCTTTTCATACTTTACTCCTAGTTATCAGATCTATACAATTCTATCCAATCATTTTGGTTGGAATCCCAGGATAAAGCTAAAACATCTTTATCTCCAAGTACCATATTAACACCACCTGCAAGCTGTGTATTAACATTATCAAATATTGTTACTAGGTTGGTATCATCAGTGCCTTGAATTATTACTAATTGTCCATCATAAGCACCATCAGCAACAGCATCAGCAGCATCTAAAACTACTGGACCACCATCACCTGCAACTCTTAACAATACATTTGTTACGGCTATTTCTGCATCATTAGCGTATGCTGTTGCGCCATTAGATGCTCCATTTGGCTCATAGGTTAAGAGTGTTCCAATAGATAATTCTGTTAAAGCTACATCACCAGTTCCCCACTCCATATCACCATTTGTTAAGATTGCTTCTATTTCGGCATGTGTATCAACTTTTGGATCAGTTTCTACGGTAGCAAGATAAGTGGCATCAATATTATCAACATCACCATCGGCATTAGTATCTAGTAGCATTAAATAATCTCTAAGGTCGTTTTTCTGTGGTGAATCTGTATCACCATCCCAATCACCATCGGCATTAGTATAAACCTCGGCAACACCAGTATCATCATCTTCAATGTAATTTCCTGTGTGAATTGTTCCTACGCTACCTGTCCAATCCAGGTGTTTATTTCCAACCCAATCTGCAAAAGAATCATGGCTTAAAACATAAAGATCTGCAATAACCATTCTATTATAGTGATTACCAGTTTCATCAAAAAATGTCATTGAATCAGCAACGGTTGGAGTATCTTCATCATCCGTAATCCAATCAAGATTGCCAATTATCGCAAAATCAATGGTGTTATCGCCATCTTGGAATGTAACGACAATTCCTGTTTCTGTATTACCAGCAACCATAGCACCAACAAAATCTGTTACCTGTTCTTCTGTTAAGGCTGCAATTACTGAACCATCAACATAGGCTTTTACTGCTTGTTCCGTTGGAATTGCTGTGTCTGAATCTCCACCCATTGTATCATCGGTAGAGAATTCATCAATCGCATTTACTACCTCAAGCTCAGCAGCAATTACTTTTTTTCCTGAATAATCTATATCGTTATTAGATCCAGCTCCACCTTTGGTTTGTGCCATTAGAAAGGCTGTGATCATAATAATAAATAGTATTGTTTTTTTCATCTTATCCTCACTTATTAATTATCTACTCTTAAAAGTTCCCACCATCCACCCAAATCACGCCTCAACCAAATTACATCACCAGCACCAAGTATAAAATCATTTCCACCGCTTAAATTGAGGGCTGAACCCCCCAAATTACTTACATCCTGTAATGTTACTAAAAATGTTTCATGCTGTCCTACTATCATAACTGGTGTCCCTAGTGCAATATCAGTAGTATCCAGTGTCGGTGTACTGGTCATAACTTTCGCACCGCTATTCCCTTCCACTGGATGAATAAATCCATCAATAGTTATAGTCGTTCCAGCATCCAACTGCTGTGCCATTACTGGTGTAAAAGTAATCATACTGTCAATTAGCATATCATCAACATATAAAGTGTCTAAAATATGAAAACTCTCATTATCAAATCCTTCAATCGGATCCTGTGCAAACATGCGGATCCCCAAAATTAACCATGCTATTATTACAACATATTTCATGCCTGAAAAGCCATAACTAATGATGTCCAAACAATTCTTGTGCTTGCAACTCCCTTAACTCGCAGTAATACATTTCCTCCACTTCTTTTAAGAGTAACACCCCAACCGATTTCTCTCTTTTTGTGCGGATAGGTAACGCCTCCCTTGATTTCCAATGATCCACCATCATTTCTATATGTTCCAATTAACTTGAATCCAGAATGTGCAGATAAATCACCCTGCTTCGCAATTACATCTACTGTTACCTGTAACACCTTATTAACTGGTACTGCAATTGTATCTATCGTTCTAATTATTGCATCTGTTGTAGTTAGGGTTTTAGATCTAAATATCATTCCATCACCACCGGAACCAGGCGTACCACCAGAACCAGGACCAACAACATTAATCAAATCATTAATTGTTGTGCTTTTATTTGAGATCTCAACTAACAAGCCCTTGCGCCTATGAAACAGCCTTATTTCATCCTCAACTGGCAAGGTACCATCAATTGATCTTGCCCTTACATAAGAAGTGGCAAATTGCCCCTCTGTCAAATCACTTAAAACTACCTGGCGTTCAAAGTATTTGAATATTGGCTGCCTTTCTTCGATGGCAACCTCCATTCTTCTTTGGTCGTTTGGATCCATTAATCAACTTCCATTTCTAATCTTGATATGGTTGTATTAATTGTTGTGCTGGCTGGTGTTGTAATTTTTATCATTGCTGTTTTAGCCCTTCTGCCAACATCTATACTATAATATTTTTTACCACTTGAATTATTTGCAGGGTAGGTATTAGTCCATACTACTGTGGAATCATCATCATCTGTATATAGTGTAAGCGTAATAATATCAGTGGATACATACCTCATGTTTAATTTTCTAACAAATTCCTCATGCCCTAGATCCGATAAAGAGAAAAATCCAATCTTCTTTTCAACTGCAAAACTCTCAGTTCCAACAGCATGTTTCAATGTCCATACTTCCGTATTGGATCCAACCTCTAGCGCATACATTACCATATTTTCATCAATAGCAAATAAATCCATATCATCAGATCCGGCATCCAGCATATTCCAAAATTCATTTTCCCCTGGTTTCCATTTCGTTAATTCAAATGTATATATATTCGTTACATCAGATCCAAAACTAATTAACAATCTAGCTTTTAGTGGATCATATATAATCCTTGTGCCGGATCCGGCTGCTGCCTGGTAAGTGTCTTTAATCTCCGTTGTTATTGGAATAACAGTAAAATCCGGTAGTATTGCGTATATGTGATCTGTGCCTCCAAAAAATGTAAAACTACCAACCCTTAAAACTGAATTCTTTGCATTACAGCCTATATCTGGCTGATCCTCAATTAATTCCCAATCAGAGGGTCTTGCAGTAGGAACCCTTAACCGATATATCCCCTTTGACATCAAAATTGCCAGGTCATTTCTAACCTTTGACAATCCCATAGGATTACCACCTTGTATATCCCAAATCTGTTGGTAGTTTTTTATTGGTATAATATCCGGCTGTTCTTCCTCAGAATACATTAACCAGTTTGGATGTGCCTCTGCTACTCCATTAGGATCTAGTAGATTATTCAGGGTAAATAATCTTTTATTCAAATACTGTGCAAATTCAAAATTAACCTCAACAATATCCTTGCCATCTATATCAAGTGGGTGAGGTAGTCCCTCAATAATCCCATTGTCAAAAATGAATATATTTATAGTATCACTTGTTATGGTAAAAAAATAATTTTTTGTCAAATTGGACCATGTATAATCTAGACTTACTGTTGGGTGAAGATGCAACCTGATTGCTTTATCGTTATTTTCTAGGATACCATATTCAGCACCATTGGAATCAACTAATATCCAGCCCATTAATTCCCCTACCTTATATGTACCACCGCTTACAAATACAACATTTGTACCTGCACATCCTGCTGTACCAGAAGCATGTTTCGTTCCAGATCCACCTATCCCTGTCCAACACTCCCATTCCTCATTCCATAAATCCACTGATACTGTCGAACCAAATACAAAACTATCACTTACAATAACATATCCGCTTGCCTTATTATCTACATTTGACACTTCATAATTCAGAGTAGGATGTTTTTCTGGTAGGTAAATATAATCACCAACTTCAATATTTGTCATTGAAGCACTAGGATCATATAATGCATATCCTATATTTGTATTCGCTGGTGGTGTTCCTATATCCTCATGGCTGCTATCGGTGTTTAATGGGATCTCCATTACTTTTCTATATGCAGCTTCAACATCAACAGCATTTGAGGATCTATATACTTCCAATGATGTAATTCTTTTATTGAAATCACCAGCTCCCTTATCCAGCCTGAAATCAAGTCCAGGTCTAGTTCCATCTATCATCCTAAAATCAAAACTTTCATCGGCAAAGGGTGCTAATTGCTTACCGTCAAATTTTGGTACAATCTTATAACTACGGTATTGCATTGGTATTGTTTCCCCTAATACAAATGGCGCACCCCCATAACTATAAAATGTAGTCGAATAATAATTCCAAGTTGTAGGATAACCAGGATATATGCTATCATATAAAAATTCATTTGTTGGTGTCCACCCACCATGAAAAAACTTTCTATCAATATATTGCAATACGCCAGGTGCTTTTGTTAGTCCATTTGCAAACCTAACCTTATCCTTGAAATTTAAGATCTTAATATCAGCAACACCGGATACCAGGTCTTTTAATGCTTTAGCTGCTGTAAAACTTGTATCATATATTTCAATTGTATCATTGGTAGTGTCATAAACAATCCAGCCAGTACCATCATAACTAGATCCATCAGAAAATTCATCACCGCTAAGCTCGGCATGTACCCATTTAATTATTTGGGAGAATGTCTTGGAGCTGACCGTTTTTAGTGTCTTGCGCCCTTTCCTTTTATATATCTCACCAGGCTTATCAACTTCAAAATTCTTTGTGGATAAAGCTACACCAATTGGCAGATCTTCTTGATCTGGTTGCAGTACCAGGGGACCGCTTAGTGGTATATTGATTATTCTACCCATTTACTACTCCAAACTCAGCATTAAGTTTTCTACTGAAATGTTCTGCAATAAAATCTGTGCTTTTTTTATATTGATTGCCTTTCATTGTTGCCCTTTTTATATCACCCCTGTCCTCATATAATAATTGTTTTGCATAATCAACAAGATACTTCCTATAAATTACATCAATGGCTGGATCTACCGTTTCCCCCTCTCCTGCTATCCATAACCTTGACCAATTTGCATCCTCTACTGAGCAATAATTATCACCTAATCCTATACTCAAGAAAGGTCTGCCACCTTCTGCATCAATAAATCCTACATCCTGCACAAAGAAAAAACCATGTTGTTCATCCTCATAATGACTGTATTGATCCCCTGCAAGGCTCGGAACTGCACCGCTATATGAGATCCAATCACTATATACATAATAATTACTGCTGTTTCGACCAAACGCCAGGGCTGTACCATCCTGTAATACTCCAACTCCTCCATAATATCGCATAGTAGCCCAGGTATCTATTGCACTAATATTAATTGCGGATCCTGTATCTGTTGCGGTCCAAACCTTTAATGTAGTGGATACTGTGGAACCAACATAAAAATCATTTACAGCATCATACTCAAGTTTCATAACATCAGCACCAGTGCCAGCTCCCAGGTCTTGTTCAACATTATAATTATAGGTAAATGAATTATCTACGCCAACTGTATATTTTCCAACCTCTCCAACATTAGTGCCATGATCTGCTGAAAGGTATAAAAAAGTACCATCACGCTTGGTTGCTAGTCCATGCGAATCTGCATTTACTCTTGCTGGTGGAAGTGTTTGCTCTGTACTCTGAGAATCAATTTCATCACCATCAAAGGTTATTGCCATAGCTCTTACTGTTGTTTTATTTGTAGGCATCCCCGACCACTCCTGCCAGGAAACAACAGCTTGATTATCTCTAATACATTTACCCCTGAGATTATATCCACCATAATTTCCAGTATTTACAGGTATCCACTCACCAACAGATAAAACATCCAATGTATCAGGATTAATATGAATTATTCGTACCCCCAATGATTCTGTATCATCATCATCGTTGTCGGTGAAATCAGCATAGAAAGCACAAAGCCTATTTGGTTCCAATTGAAATATTATAGCCTCAGACCAGTATGGCAGGTTTGCAGCCTCCCATGTCATTATAGCTTGAGAATAACTATCCAACCAATCTTTTACCCAGGCAGGGGGCAAATCAAATGAATCCAGGTGATATTCATTACCAGGGATAGGAATATCCTGGGTAACATCAAAACATCTTATAAAAGTGTATCCTTCTTCGCCTCCATGATCTTCGTCATCTATAAATATCTGAGCAATAACCCCAGGTCTTACAGGACAATGATCCATTTCATAACCACCCTCAATCATAATTGGCTCACCCCAATATCCTTCCTCACCTATTGAAGCCATCGGTCTATATACATACCAAATATTCACGCTATCGGCACTGGCTGGTGCTGGATATAAATGTAGTTTTCTGCCTACTGAATAATAATGTGTTGGTACTCCAAATTTGAAAGTTTCATCTGCTAACATACAGGACTTCATATACTGCTTTGTCATTGGTAATAACTTCTGTCCATTCCACTCAATTCTCAATACTCTTATAAAGTCTGCTGGTAAATTAACATAGGTAGGTAAGGGTGGTGTTGGATTTAAATAATCTCCAAGTGGGTATTGAACATGGATTGCCCTGTGCTTTGTTAAGCATCCTGTGCGTAAAATAAAATCCTCCTGGGCTTCCATTAGATACTTTGTTACTGTTGGTCTTAATCCTTTATCGGGAAAACCTAGAAGTGTTCGATCAATTAATTCTCCCCAATTCATTGAATAGGTCCATACATAACATCAAGAACTTCCTCATGCATCGGGCTTAACCTTCCGGCAAATTCAACCTCAATCATGTCTCTATGACCTTCATATTTAAGCCTATGGTACTCAGCTCTTGCATCGTTCCCTTCATCATCAAACATCATTTGTTTAGCATAATCAACTAAATACTTTCGGTAATTAACATCAATGTCTGGAAAATCACCAGCAGTAGAAAATACAGCATCAACACCATCAGCTACCGCAACCCCATTTACGGATCCGGTTAGAACTTCATTATTTGTAAATGTCCCTGAAACACTAGAAAGTATTAATGTGCCTGCTTTAATATTATTATCATCATATTCCACCACGCCTGTTTCTGTACTATCCGTACCAGTAACGGTTTCACCTTTTACAAAATGAGCTGTTAAGGCATCATAAGATAGTTTGCTATACGCTGTTGCATCATCATCCAATACATTCGGTCTATTTACATACCATAGTGCCAACCAATTAGCAGCAGAAGCAGCAGGATGTATCATTAATTTCAGTCCCTTTTTATAATACTTCCGGGGTGTTCCTTTCTGGTAGTTTTCATCTGCCTTTAGATGCGCTTCCATATATTGAGCTGTTGTCGGTCCCATTTTCTGACCGTTCCACTCGGCTCTTATAAGATCTATAAAATCATCCGGTAGCGTTACAATAGCAGTATCAGCAGCAATATATAACCACTTCCATCTGTCCAGGCACTTTGTTACAAGTATAAAATCCTCCTGGGCTTCAATCAGGTATTTCCTGGCTTGATCATACATCCCCTCACCAGGTTTGCCAAATGGCAATACAGACCTATAAATCAAATCTTCCCATGACCAATTCATTTAGATCCTCCAATACCAGGGGGTTGTTCAATAGCATACCTGGCATTTAACATTTGAATAACATCCATTGCCTTTTTCTCTGCTCTATCTGCCCTTGCCACCTGGTTATTCGCCAACCAAATCTCTGATTCTGCAAATCTGCATACTACATCATGTAAAGCTATATTTAATTCACAAACCACCGATCCAGCAAGCAGAGTTGTTGGACCTCTCAAATACCATACATCAGCAGCAGCTATTGTTGTTGGTTCAAATACTAATTTTTCCGAAAATATATGTACCAGTGGATTTGTTGTGGATCCTGTTTTATAAGTATTCTCTGTGCGCTTTAGATCTTCAACTTCTCTTATAGTGCAATATTTTCCACTGGTAACTTTTACATTTAAAATCCCATTCCTGATAGGGAGATTAGTCAATACAGAAAAAGCCATAGATCCGGCTGTTACTGTTTTATTTGTATCATGTACTTCTAATTCTGTTAAAAAATGATTATCAATAAGATCTACTACCTTTACCATAGCAGATTGTAGTTCTGGAAGTTTATGCGCTACTTCCTCCCACTTCTTTTTATCAGGATCTTCAAGTCTATATCCAACCCTGTCTAACATCTGCTGTCCTGTTAATCCTCCATATATTGCCATGACTTTCCTCTTTTAATTTTCACTGGATCCGGGGGGCAATTAAGCCCCCCTTCACCAAAAAATAAGATATTCTATACTAGCTTATAAATGGCTATTAATCCATTATTTCACTAATTAAAACATCCTGCGCATTAAAGCCTCAACAAAGCCAGTGGTATTAGCATTTACTGACTGCAATGATAATAGCGGAGAACTTGTTGATAACATATTCGCTGCTTCATCATCACCTGCCATACCTTGACATGCTCCTGGTACTCCTTCTACTGGCACTAACGGTTCATCCAGAACGATAGCATCAGAAGTAGAGTGTCCCACTTGTACTGCTGGAACATGACCACTTATTTGAATCCAACCAAAATATTCTATGGTTATAACTCCAATAGCAACGCCAATTATCAGTTCTTCATCATCATCAACTAACTCAACTTCAAAAGGATTGTAAATTAATAAAACACCACCGTCTGCAATTATTTCCTCGCATGCTTCTACAAGTTCAACATCCATTTCACTTGAAGCACCAATCGCTGGATGTGATTTAATCTGGTATGCTTTACCTAATCCGGTTGCTGTTGCCTGAGAAATCCAATAACCTTCAAACTCATTCTTGGTTATTACTGATGTGTTTGTATCAACATGGAGTACGGTATCACCGTCTGCACTTGCACCATCCATTACAATTGTTGAATCCCAAGCAGCTTTCACTATTTGGGTTACAACTGCACCTCTGGTCAGAGCTTCTTTAGCTTTAATATAGCGATATAAATTGCCTTCACGATCTTGCCTAATGGTTCCAAGTGGCATTTTTTTCGTTGAATCATTCGCTTCTAGGGCTGCACCGCTAACTAAGGCATATCCTCCTGGTTCACCTATTCCCATTCTTCATCTCCTTAGTATGCTGTGGGCAGTCCATGCAAAACTCCCTGGAACCTTCTATTTGAACATGTTACTGTCCCACCCCATAGAATCTTTGCGATCATTACATCCTGATTCACTGGTTTTTGGAACGGTTCAAATTTGAAGTTTCTTAATGGCGCATGTCTGAAGTGTAAATAATCTTCATTTATGAAAAACATGTGTCCATCAGGGCAATGCGAATCAACGACAACTGGTGTCCTACGAAAGTCCAGAGCATCAAAGCCATAATCTGCCAATTTCTCAATTGCTAAGCTGCTACTTCTTTTCTTTTCACCCATAACATGCTCATAAGTATCCCATATTAGCTGTGTTGTAACAATAAGAGTGGGTTTATCCTTCCCCTCTGTGCATTGTCCATAAACGTCTGCCATCATCGTTTTGATATAATCTCTGTTTGTAGTGGTTACAACATCAGACCAACTTGGATCTCCTGAGTTGCCATAGGCAGTTCCAGCATCACTTGCTTTGGATCTCCACCATGCATAATCTGCTGCATTAATACCACCGACTTCTCCCTGGGTATTAATGATTAGATCAAACAAAGTGTCAAATTCTTTAGAGCCAGCCGAAGTTGTCTTAAAGAATGTCGTTCCAAA